GGACGTTTTTATGAGTGGACGGGAACAGAGTGGCAACTCAAGGCAAATGCTGATGAATTGATTGAAGAAGAGCGTCAACAGGAAGCGATTGCAAATAATGAGGAAAAGCACTGGGTTGATCCTATAAGTGGACAGAGAAGTAGAATAGTAGCAAGAGATGATCAACTTATTCATGAGATTGCAGAGAGTCCGTGGAATCCAGTGAAAAAGTGGAAACTAAAGGGTAAAGTTGGGGGTGACAAAGAGAAAGTGGCTGAACTTGAAACTGATTCAGAAGATTTAAAAGTGAGAGTTGCCCAACTCGAAATTGCATCAGAGGCTGCAGCAGAGAAAATAATTCAGTTTGAAACTGAGTTAGAGGACGTAAGAAAAAGGCTCGATAAACTAGAGGAAAAGTAGTATAATACTATTAAGGGGAACAGATGCCTTCAGCACAAGAAACGTACAGAAAATCTCTTCTTTTTGAGATAGTAAACAAGGCTAACTTGAAACCGGTGGAATCTTTTATCTTGAGTATTCCTCCAGAGACTATTGAAATTGAAGAACCCCAAAGAACCAAAATAACAAAAACATATGGAGGAGTTTTTATAGATGACTTTGGGCCTGATACTCTCAAAATAACAATATCAGGAAGTACAGGGGGGAGTAATGTAGTAAAAACTATGGTAAATAACGCAAAACAAGAACTCACTGGTAAAATGGCATTTTTCCAATTTCGTAACTCAATAATGAGATACAAGTCAGAAATAGCAGATTATGAAAATTATGAAATGCATTTATATGATTTAAGCGCCAGTGATCTAGTTGGTTGGCGTTCTACTGGTATAGGGAGTGAGATAATTCCTGTTCATGATGAAGGATATACTGTAATTTTGAAAAAGTTCAAAATGAGGAGAAGTAAAGAACGCCCTTTTTTCTACAATTATACTATAGAATTAGAAGGTATCCATGTACTTGGAACTTATGCGGGGGGTGTTGCTCCACCTATAACAATGCCCTCTCCTCAGTCTTTGATTGTAAATGTAAGGAAAGCTTTGGGATCTGTTCAAACTTTTTTCAATGACTTTGAAGCTATACAAAGCGAAATAGAATCTGTATTTGATTTGGTGGACAGTGTGTCTACAAAAGTAGTTGCTTTCTTTGATCAAGGTATGGATCTGGTTATTTATCCACTAGAACTTTGCAAAAGAGCATTAAGCAGTGTTAAAACACTTTTTGATAATATTCAAGCTGTTAGTGATTCTGTCTATGAAACAGAAGGGATTGCAAAGAGAGATGCTTATGAAATCAACGAAATAATGAAAGAACTAATGGCTGGCAGTGCAGCTCTCGTAGCTTTTGGGAAAACACCAGAAGCAAGTGGTAATGTAGTCATCAAAGAAATAACAGAGCTTACAAAAATAGAATCATTGGATAAACGCTATGCAGGTTTAACAGACATAGAAGCTCAAATTAGTGATTATTACATGCCTGTAGATGTTACTGAAAAAGAAAATGCAACTGTATACGGTTATACTCTAGTCGTCCCTGATAGCACCACAACTTTAGAATCATTAGCTGTGGAACATTTTGGTAACGCTGATTTCTTGACATATATTGCAGCTCTCAATAACTTTCAAGGGGATGAAGATATTGTCATAGGTGAACCAATAAAAGTGCCAGTTCTTATTCAGGGTGGAACGCTTTCAGAAAATTATATTTTTTCTGAAGTTGTGAATGATATTTATGGAACAGATATGCGGATAGATGCAAATGGCAATATCGTTGTAAGTGCATCGGGTGATTTCGCTACATTAGAAGGACCATCTAATCTTATTCAAGCATTAAATTTGAGATTAAATGAAGCTTTGGGATCAAGATTAAGACTTTCTGTCTATGGTATTAGAAATGCGGTTGGGGGTGCTATGAATGACAATGCACCTATTTCTTATATAGTAACAAATATAAAGGATACTATGATGCAAGATCCGCGTGTGAATGAGATAATCGACATGAAGATTAGAGGGCGAGGCGATGCATTAGATATATCATTTAATGTTGAAACTATCAAAGTAGGTGAACTCATACCTTTTGTGGGGAGCGTATAATGTTTGCTGTAAAGAAATACAAAGATTTATTGGAAGACATGATTACATGGGTTATTGCCAATCAGGATAAGATAACTGATTTTAATGAAGGTTCTTTAGCGAGAACACTTTTAGAGGCAATGGCTTTAGCTGCAGAACAAATATATATCAAAGGCAGAATTGGTTTTGAAGACGGTCTAAAAGAAGTGCCTTTTTATGCTTTCAAATTTGAGAGAGATGTGGCCGCGTACTCTGCTGGAACGGTTGTATTCAGTAGAGCCGGAGTATCGGGTACAGTTGATATACCCCAAGGTACTCTGACTTCTACGACTGATGGGCTACAATTCCAGACGACAGCGGCAGGACAAATAACACATGGCAATAATGATTCAGCGGCTATTGCTATTCAAGCTATGAAAAGTGGAACTCTGTACAATGTTGCAGCGGCTACAATTGTAATAATTGTCACGCCCGTAACGGGAGTTGAAACAGTAACTAATGCATCCGCTACTTCCGGTGGTCTTGATGCTGAAACGGATGTAGAATTTCTAGAAAGATTTCAACAGCATATAACCGGCTTAAGCAAATCAAATGAATCGGGGTTAATAGCTGGATCTAAATCAGTAGAAGGGGTACGGTCTGCATCTGTAGTAGAACACTTTCCTCCATCGGCAAGTTATAATGCCACAGTATATATTGATGATGGTGCTGGTAATGCGCCAGCAGGTTTAATAACTTCGGTTGAAGATGTTCTTATTGGGACGGGAACGGAAACCGATCCTGGTTATAAAGCGGGGGGAGTGAATATACAGGTTTTGGCACCTACAAAGGTGACTGTTGCTGTAACTACTGCGGTAGATGATGATGGCAGTGTTTCTAGAGAAGTATTGAAATATCTAGTGGAGAATGCGATTACAGATTATATAAACAATTTGTTGATTGGAGAGGATTGTATTAGGTTTAAGATCATCGAGGCGATTATAGGTATTTCGGGTGTTGCGGATTTGACGATGGCTGTGCCTGCAGCAAATACTCCCATCAGCGATGTACAAATAGCTCGCGTGGGAGTAATTACAATTACATGGACGTAAATTGGAGAAGCAATGTCGTTACGGATGATTGATATTATTAACAGAAGTATTGCACAACTCGTAAATAAAACCAGTGATGTTTATGAAGCATTCATTGGTAAAGAAGAGTATACTTCAAATGTACCAATAACAGAAAGTTCAGATTACAAATGTGGAGCTATAGCTAATGAAGCGGAGTTATTGAGAGATTTTATAAATCAGTTGATAACTTATTTTGATGTAGCTGAAGCAGAAGATTTATATCTAGAAATAATCACGTCGTTTTTTCTGAGCATAGAAAGAATATTTGATGAATCAGATGCTAATTTAAGAAATCGACTAATTGCTTATTTGCAGAGAAAAGATAATCCAAGATGGGATACTCCGTGGGGATTGAGGGACATATTCAAGTATTTCTTTACTCCTGCTGATGTTCTATTTGAAGAGAATTATATAGAAGATGATATAGTTCTAAACGGTGGTTTTGAGGATTATGCAGCACCTAACTTTAATAATTGGACGAAAGCAGAGGCTGGTGCTTCTACCGTAGCACAGGATACTTCAATTATGTTTCAGGATTCAGGCTCGGCGAAATATTCTATAGACGCCGCGAATAATGCTGCTTCTCTCTTACAAACAAAGGTTGGCTTCTTTGTTGCTGGAGATTATAAAATCGGCTTTTGGTATAAAGATGATGGGGTTTGTCCAGATGACGATGTAGTTAAACTTTCTATTACACGAAGCAGTGATGGTTTTTATTACCAGTGGGATGGAACATGGCTTGCTGGAGCCGCTTTTAAAAAGTTTCCAAAGTCTACTGATTGGACATTAGCATATGCCTATGTAGAAAATCTAGGAGCGGAAAATCTGACATTCAAAATTGAGAA